TACCTAGCTAGACCTTTAGACTTTGCTTTTAACGACTCTGCAGTAGTGGTGTTAGACAATGACGCTTCTAATAAAACATTTCCAATTCCATTCTTCAGAAAGGCGTCTCCAAATAATACAATGCCTGTAAACTCTAACCAGTTTAGAGCTTACGACGTTGATTCTGGAGCGACTTCTCAATTTACAACTTTCTTCGGTTCTAGTTTCGATTTCAAAAACTATAAAGTATTAATGAAATCAAGAAACGTAATAGATCCTTCTGGTTTAATTAACGAAGACGCTGTTTTATTCAGATCGGCTATTTGGGGTTCTTCAGGTAATTCTTATAGAATTGGTTACGGATACCCAACTTCAGCCAATCAGCCTATTTCTCACGTAATATCTATTTCAGATAAAGTTTATATCAAAGTAAACATTAAATCGGGAAATACAGTAGCTAATCAAATCGACGGTACGACAGAATGGAACGTAACAGTTACTCCAAATACTCCAGTAGCTGGAGTTGATGAAGTAACTTATACTTGGAGCGGAGTAGGTACAAATCCTAACATGGTATCTCTTGCTTCTGGAAACTACGTAACTATTAACACTAACGGAGGCTTCTCTCTTGCCAACACAGGGACTTTTCAAGTTATATCTTCTACTTCTAGTAGTATTACTGTTCATCGCCCTAGCGGAGTTGCAACAGCAGAAACTAATATTGGGACTTTAGTATCTAATACTTTTTCTCTTTACGAAAACAGCGCCACTACAGCTCAAGAATTGGTTACTTATGTAACGGCTAATCTTTCTGATTTTGTAACTGCAGAATTAATTAACGATAACGGATTGACAGGAGCTGGAGTTATATCATACTCTACTTTTGAAGACACAAACTATGTAAACGAATACGTTTCTCTTCTAGACGGGATTAATTGGATTGCTAGTTCTAATCTATCTGCAATCGCCCCTAACCCTCAGTTTACTTTTAAATCTCCTCTATCTATATCTAGCTTTAACACTAATACAGCAAACGCTTACACTTTTAGTTCAGGAGAAGAGATTAGGTTAATCCCTACTACGTACAAGCAAGTTTCTGAATTGATATCTGTTCTTGCTGTTTCTGGCTTTACTACTCTTGGTAACGTAGGTGTTTCCAATAGAGAGTCTAGACTACAACTTTCAAGTCAAGTGCTGGGATCTGGAGGAGCGATACAAGTAACAGGCGGCTCTGCAAATGAAGCGGCTGCTTTAATTACTAGTCAGTCACTACCTATAGCTAGTAATAGCTTACTTCAAATTACTATTTCGAGATCTTCTTCTGGAGGCTTCCAAGGAGGTCAATGGATTAAACTTTCGGCAGTAGAAGAGCAGAAGAAACATACAGATATTATAGATCTAACCACTATAACAACACATCCTAACACCATAGTACCTAACGGTACGGTAATTGAACTTGGGAATAAACAACCAGACCAATATCTATTTGGACAGCCTAGATCAGCTTTTAAAGATATAGGTAGAGCTTTCCATGTTGAAAAACACGGAAGCTTGGTTTGTATTAGCTGGGACAGTCTGACAGGCTCCAATCCTTTTTTCAGTAAGGGTGTAGAGATTAATGCAGACTCTGGAAATATCCAAGTAGAGTGGGATGAAACAAACTCATTAACTAATTATACAGTAACTTCAGGTAGCAGAAATTTTTCAGAGGTGCAAGTTGGAGACTCTATTGCAATTCAAAATCTTGTTAACTCAGATAACAACGGAGTGTTCAAAATCGTTGGAATCTCTGAAGACAAAAAAACTATCTCCACGGACAATTCTCAAGGTATCGACGCTGCTGCTGCTTCCGTCGCCAGTATTGATCTTGCTATTACTACTGAAATACAAGAAAACGACACAATCGAAATTGCCGCCCCATTCTCAAGTCTCAACCAAGGAAGATTTAGATTAATCAGAAAATATAACAATAGTTTCTATATTGAAAATCCTTCAGCTTTTGAAGAAAGAGTGGTTGTTACTGAAAATATCAAATCTTTAGGCTTCTCAGCTACAACGCAATTTGATGTTAAAGTTGCAGGAGATATGAGAATCGAATGGAACGGTACAGGAACAGAGCCTACTTTTGAAAACTGTGAGCTTGGGGATACGTTGATTGTAGGTACGGCGTTTAGCTCAGTCAACCAAGGTCAGTTCATGGTTACTAAATTTAACCGAGCTGAAAATGGTAAGTTTACAATAGAATGCCCTACAGGGTCTCAAATTGCTGGTGGAACTAAATTTCAGTGGGATCTTCCAAACAGCGGAACAGGTTACTATAATTGGTTCGATGTTAACGGCTTGTCCAGCGATCCGATGATTATTGGAAGAACAGGTGTTCAACATAACATCACAGGTACTGAGTCTGCAGACGCCATAGCTTTTATTGTTCAAACAGATATTAACGCATTAGCTGGGGTTTCAGCTACTTCTAACGGAAGTGTTGTAACTGTAGTTTTTGACGATGTTGGTCCAGCAGTAAATGCTGTGAACGTTGATGTTAACGAACTTACAATTACAATTATTGAACAAGGCTCTAAGTCATATGTAGAGTGTGCAAACGCTAAAGCTATTGCAGAGTCTGGTATTTCAGTAACTGGAGTTGGCGGTAACGTACTTAAGTCTCACACTACTTCTATGGTATTTTCTCCTTACGAAAGTACTAGGTCGGGTGATTTGTTTGTAATAGCAGGTACTGTATTAGGAGAAAGTAATCAAGGATCTTATTCTATTCAAAAAGTTCTGGATAAGAGTCGTGTTTTAATTTCAAATCTTCTAACCGTAAAAACAGAAGTTTCTTTAACAGGAACCTCTGTTCAGATTTACGTTCAAGAAGGTACTGCATATACAGGTTATAAGAAAATTCAATATACGTCAGTTGACCCGTCTAATTCTGACAACTTCTTAATTGTTACAGATTCTATCGGTCAGTTTGAAAAAATAAACGCTATCGGTGTTGTAACTGTAGAAGGCGTCGGTAAAGCCAGCTTCCCTACGTTAATTAAGAGAGGACTAGATTCTTACAGATACCATACAGGTCTTATTGCTCAGGCAAATAAAATCGTTTATGGAGATCCTAGAGATAGCGTTACGTTTCCGGGCGTCGCTGCTGCAGGAGCTGAAATCTACATCAAGCCACCTCTATTTAAGAGAATCAAAGTTTCTATCAACGTTAGAGTTAGAACAGGTATACCATTCAGCCGAGTTTCAGAACAGGTTAGAAATAACGTAGCCGCGTTAATTAACTCTACTAAGATTGGTGAAGCTATTGCAATTTCAGATATCGTATCTGCTGTTAACATAATTCCCGGTGTATTTGCCGTATCAATTAGCTCTCCAGCTTACGATGCCGCTAACGATATTATTACAGTCAATGCAATTGAAAAACCTAGAGTGATAGATATTATTAACGATATTTCAGTTTCGAAAATAGAGTAAAATATGGTTATTTATAAAACCACTAATTTAATTAACAATAAGTGGTATATTGGTCAGGATAAACACAACAATCCTAAATATTTAGGAAGTGGTAAATTGTTAACACTGGCTGTTTTAAAATATGGAAAAAATAATTTCGTAAAAGAAATTTTACAAGAATGTGAAAGCGTAGACCATTTAAACAAAGCGGAAGAAGAATGGATAGATTTACTAAACGCCGTAGAAGATAAGGAAAGTTATAATCTTAGACGAGGTGGTCTCAGATATCCAGAAAGATTTGGAAAAGATAATCATAATTTTGGTATATATCCTAAACACATGACAGATAAAACCAAAAGAAAAGTGACGTGTTTGAACGATAGTAGGACTTTTGATTCCCTAACTGAAGCTGCTGTATTTTACAATATATCAGTATGTAAGATAAATTCCATATGTAGATATAATAGAATTTCACACAAGGGGTTCAAATTCAGATATTTCAATGAAGAAAGTGTAACAAGAGAGAAGAAAAATAAAAAAAATAAGGAAGGGTATAGACCTTTTAATTGTAAAAAAATACTATGTGTTGAATTACAAGCTGTTTTTTTTAGTACCGAAAGCGCTGTACAGTTTTGTATTTCTAATGGGTTAAAAACAAACAGAGCTTCAATAAGAAGAGTGTGTAATTCACAATATAAAAAAGCAGCAGGTCTTACTTGGAGATGGTATGTCTAATCAGGAAAAAGAATATAAAAGATTAAGATCTTATCTTAATAATGCAATTCGGGGTAAGAATACTGACGCTTTACTGTACGCTTTGGCTCAAGGCTCTCTTCATTTAATTAACAACGTAGAGGCTGTAAACGACAGTCTTTATATTGTAAAAGCAGAAGAGAAGTACTTAGACTCTAGACTTGCGGATAGAGATATTGTTAGACCAGATAGCGTAGGTCTTTCTGATGAAGTTTTTAGAAAACTAGGTATTCAAGTAGTTAATAGAAAGCAGGTTAGAGATCTAATCCTTCAAATTTTAGAAGTTGTATATGGCGAAGAGCTAACTAGAGCTTCAGTAGCTTCTACGGAAGTTGAGCCTTATCAGTTGTTTAGCGGAGATACTTTAAAAATAGGTTTCGACGATGAATCTGAATTAGAAATAGTTTTTGAATCTGTAGATTTTACAAACATCAACGCAGCTACAGCTCAGGAAGTTGCTGATACAATCACCAAGCAAATTAGAAAACTTGGTAGGCGTGGAGCGGCTTTTGTTAAAGACGACGGTCTTGGACCGTATGTTCTATTGATATCTGGAACTTCTGGACCTTCTTCATCAATAAGAGTTTTGGGAGGTAAGTCTAACAATAAGATTAAATTCCCAGCCATCAGACCTACAACAGGACAGCCGCTTACTCAGTGGAGTCTTTCACTAGAAGCTGGTGGAGTTATTAGAGCTACGTGGTCAGGAGGAACTAATCCTTCTGTTGGTAAAGTTAGAGTAAACGACTATGTTAACATTTATGGAACAGGTTTTAACGCAAACAATAGAGGAACTTTTACCGTAACTAAAGTTAAAGGCGGATTAGTTGGAGATTCTTATGTGGAGTTTGAAAATCCAAACGGAGTTTCTGAAATTGTAAACCAAGGATCTATTGAAGGAATGCTATTCTTCAATCCAGCTCGTAAGACGCTATCTAGTAATTTTACTTTTGCTACGGCGTATCAAACTGAAGAAAGACTGTTGGAAATTTTCCTACCTGCAGTAACTAAAGTAGTTAAAAGGGAGAGAATTGGAGCTTCATATATTATAGAGTCTGGTGCTTCTACTGTTGGAGAATACGGACCTTATCTTTGGGATATTTCTAAGGGATATCTGATCGGAAATGAAGAGTGTAACACTACACAAAAAGTAGACGCCAATTTAGGATTAGTTTTAAACGTAGACAATTCAAACACAATGCCTGATACTACTGGCTATTTAATTTTTGGATTTGGAACGCAAAAAGAAGAAGGTCCAGTCCCTTATATTGGAAGACCTTCATCTAATAGTTTGTTGATATCGCCTTCCTACAAGTTTAAATATGTACACGACGTTGGGACTAACATTTCATTAGTTTCTAAATTTTCAACATACGATCCGTCTTCAGACGGTACGGATTATCCCGTATTTTTAACAGACGTTGTGAGCGGTAGAACATATGCTCGTGACTTAATCAATCTAGTCGCAGCTACAGGTATAACAGTCGTAATGACAGTACTATATCCGTCAGACGAAGGTCTGAGTAAATGGGGTACTGATAGTTCAGATAAGGTATATGTATGGGGTCCAGATTTTGGACAGAGTGAGGGATAGTGGCACAATCAATGGTTTTAGCAGGGTCTCAAGTAAAAGTCTATATTGGCGGGAATTTATATTCCGAAGCTCAATCAGTAAACTACACTATAGATCTTGGTCAAGATGCGATTTATGGAGTAGACAGCTACCTTCCTCAAGAAATTAGAGCTACGAGAGTTTCTATTCAAGGAACTATTCAAGCCGTGTATGTGGGAGCTAGCGGCGGTCCACAAGGTAAAGATGCAAGAGCTAAAATAAACGAAGTTCTATATCAGCCATATGTGGCTCTTAGAATTAAAGACGCTAAAAATGGTGAAGACATTCTTTTCGTACCTCAATGTATGGTAGCTCAAGAATCTATGTCTATATCAGCTAAGGGTACTGTAAAGGTGAGTATTTCCTTCCGTGGAATAATTCCTTACACAGGGTTTGATTTACGTTAATCCTCTTCAAATCCGCACTTATCACATTTAAAGTAGAAACTAGTCAGTAGCCATTTTTTGTTCATATTATGTGAACATGGGAGCTTATAACTACCTAGCGGTTGACCTTCACATTTTTTCCAATTTTTATCAAAAGCTGCTCTTACTTTATCGACTTCCTCATCTGAGATATTATTTAAAGAATGAGTTATAGACGATAGGTCAATTTTAGAAAATGGATTAAAAGTTCCAAAATCATCGTCCTCGTCATCAGACATTAATACGACAGGAGTGGACCATTTATTTTCTCCATTTTTATAAGAAAAAATTTCCATCAGATCATCAGATAAGAAAGTACCTTGACATTTAGGTGGCGTGGGATATTTCATATTACCTTGGATATTGCAAATCAGATATTTTAAAGCGTCTGCTACGTGGTCTTTATTTGACATAAATTATAATTCCCTCTTTAGAGTTTGAAGTTTCTTTACAAGGTCTACCAGCTACTTTTTTAAGCTCAGGATCTACACGTTTCTCCACTAAAGTAAAATCAAAATCCTTAACATTAAAGCGCCAAGGAGCAGTGCATTCATCCCCTAAGTCCATGTAAACATTGGATTCTTGGTCGTAGGTATTTAAAATTGCTATCATTTCTTTAACTTTCATAAAAACATTATACCATGTATCTATTTTAGATCAAGTAAAAAGTAATCTTTAAACTATCTTAGATTGTTTTCTTATTAAATCCCATCATTTATAGTATAATATTAGTAGTATGGAAAAAGAATGTTCTAAATGTCATCAAACAAAGTCTCTAAATGAGTTTTATTTAGACAAGGGTAAATATAGACCAGACTGCAAGCTATGCAAAAGAAATAATAGAAAAATCTATGTTATCAATAACTTAGAATCCGTAAAACAAAAAAAGAAAATTTTCTACACAGGCAATAAAGATAAAATAGATACTAAAAAGAAAGAATGGTATACGAAAAATCAAGAATGTATTAAATTAAAAAGAAAAATAGACTATATCGAAAATAAAGAAGTTATTCTTAAAGAAAGTAAAGAATATTATAGTAAAACTAAAGATAGTCGGAAAAACAAGAGAAGAGAGATATCTCGTAAAAGCTATAGAAAAAATGCTCAAAAGTACATAGACAAAGGTGCTAGATATAGAAATCGTGTTCAAATTTCTCTTCTTGAAAAGTTTAGAAAAGAAGTTCGTGATTTTTATAAAAATAGACCGAAAGGTTACGAAGTAGATCATATTATCCCTATTAGCAATAAGATAGTGTGTGGACTACATGTTCCTTGGAATCTTCAATACTTAACACCTGAAGAAAACAGATCTAAGGGTAATAAACTAATAGGTAATTATGGCAATTCGTAGACGAAATAATCTTCAAAATCAACAGAGATTAGACGTACCTCAATTAAAATCTATTGAGTCGGCTATAGGTTCTGATTTTGATGAACTTTTAAAAGGTCTTGTAACTGGTCAGGGTAAGTCTTATTTTATTAATGGCTTTGAATTGAACATGACAGGTGCAGTAGGTTCTTCCGCTACGGGATTGCAAGTACTTGTAGCTGGTTCTGCAGTATTGCATGGTAACTCACTAGAATCAGGTACTTTTTACACAGTTCCAGTCGGAACAGCTAATGACACTTTAAACTCTAACACCAATGCTAGAGTTACAGGATCTTTCGTTCCGGGTGCTTTGAACTACATAGGCTTAGAATACGAAAGAGTTATTGACCCGTCAACAACTAGTCAGGCTTATTTTTGGAATCCAGCTTCGCGCTCTGAATTAGTTAAAACTGTTCCAGCCGCTATTATCCTTAAATATAAATTTATCATCACTTCGTCTATTTGGGCTGCTAACGTATTACCGTTAGCCGTAGTTGAAACAGACGCTGCAAACAACGTACTTTCAGTTGAAGATCACAGACCTCTATTAAATAGACTTGGTACTGCAGGATCTACGACCCCAGATCCTACATATGTTTATCCTTGGACTAATCACGCAGAAGGTCGTTCAGAAAATTTCTGGAAGAGTACTTCTTCAACGTCTCCTTTCAGAGGCGGTGACAAGCAAATTAAAAATGAAAAGGAATGGAAAGACGCCGTAATGTCCATGATTAAGGAGATTAAAGGTACTCCTTACTGGTACGATATTAATGCTGGCGGTTCTATTGTTAAGCTAAGACTAGATCTTAACAATACAACTATGACTGGAACTGGATCTATCGCTCATTCTAATTCAGTTGCTGGTTTAGTAAATTGGGATTCAGATATTCTTTTTAACATTATCGGTTCTAGACTTACATATAAAATATTGTCTAACTCAGTTTCTACACACATATCTATTCCCGATAATCAAGTCGCTTACATTAAACTTATTCGCGGCGTAAATATCGTTCCAAATTTAATTTACGTAAACGCTTCTAGTGTTGTAGTTTCAGTTGGAGCTGTATCTTGGACGAATAATATTTTAGCTGGCGATTTTATCAAGCTAGCTTCTGATTTAGATACTCGTTATTTCAAAGTAGCTTCTGTAGACTCTGCCTCACAAGTTACGCTAACAGAAACCTATCCTTATGCTTCTACAGGTTCTGGCGGCGCTCAGTCTCAATATGCTTGGGGAACTTATCAAACAAACGTAGCTCCTAGTACAGATCGTCACGTTAAAATAGCAAGTAGAGAAAACGTTCCTTTTAATGAGGATATTCTTTGGTTATTCTTACGTCAAGATAACGCAGGAAGTCTTGCTCGCGTTTATATTCGTGGAGCTGCAGGTGGAGAGCTTGAGCAAGGTGAGAGCAGACAGATTTCAGATAATGAAACCAATAACGTATTAGAGTATATAGGAAGCCCCGTTGAACACATCAGCACTCCCGATTATACAAATTCAAATGGAGTAGGAGTTTACGAAGTAACAACTTTTACATACCCTGCATCTTCGTCTATTACATCAGGGCAGTCTCATAGTTTAAATTCAGCTAATGATGTTTCAGAATACTATGTTTGGTTTAATAAAAACGGCGCTGGTGGAAATCCTTTAATTGGCGGCAAGTTTGCAATCGAAGTACCAATCTCTACAGGCAATACAGCTACTCAAGTTGCTACGGCTGCGGCAGCAGCTATTAATGCTATAAGTGATTTTTCTGTTGTTGATAATCTTGATGGAACTATTACAGTAACTAACAATTTAGTTGGGACTACTACTGACGCTGCAAATATTAACGTTGGCGGAGCTTTCTCTGTAACGGTTAATACTCAAGGCGCTGGATCACCAAACCACGTAATTGTAGACGATGAGAATTTAACTAAATCCATTAAACGTCTGGACGATGCTATTGGCGCTGTACTTGCAGGTCTTGACGACCCTTCGTACGATGAAATAATTAGTATCGTTTCAGGCGCTCCAGCAGACGATAACGAAGTCACTGGTCCGATCATTGTCGGTACGAATATTATAATTCCTCTCAATGCTAGAAATTCAGATATACAGCAACAATACACAGTTGGAGCTGGAAGTCTTGGGATCTATCTTAACGGAGTTAGACTAGATAGAAACGGAGACTATACTGAAGTTGGAACTATTGGTTTTGCAAGTTCTACAATTCAAACTCAATTTGCTTTAATTGTTGGAGATATTCTTACGTTTAAAGCAGAGCCTCCTGCTTCTGCAAGTACAGGCGGCGGATCTTCATATACAGGAGTTAACTTAGGTACGGTAAAAGATGCAAACGTATTTAAAGTACTAGTTGGTAATCAATTTCAATTCAGAAGAATTCAGGCAGGTACTAATACGTCTGTAACTGAAACTACCGATAGTGTAATTATTTCTTCAACTTCAGGAGTTGGAGCTAGCCAGATAGACACATACTCTGCTAGCTATAGCTTAACAAGCGTAGAAGACGTAGCTTTAGTTGCTAATAGCGGATCTGATGTTACTATTACGCTACCTGACGCTACTGCAGTAGAAGGTAAAGTATACAACATTAAAAAAATTGACGCAGGTAATAATTTATTTATCAAATCAATTTTAGGACAGACACTTGACTCTGTAGATATTGATGCAGCTCCATTAGCTATTACAGTTCAATTTGAAAACATTACAATTATTTCTGACGGAACAAACTGGTGGGTTATATAATATTGTGGTATCATTAATATAATGAAGCCATGTTATTACAAAGGTAAATAATGGGTAAGTTTCTTAGAATATCATCAGGAGCTGGTCAAATTAACAAATCAAATTACTTTTTTCATAGATAGAAGTGCTTAATAAGGTGAACCATGGCTACAAATAATCCTAGATCGTCACAAATCAAACAAAGAACGAACCTAAAACAATTAGGTCAAGTTGCTGATAAATTTCTATCTGAAGTCCTTGACGCAGTAGATCAAGAATTAGAATCGCCTCTTAAGATGGCTGCTACATTTCCTGTAGCTAACGCTGTTTTAAATTTCGCATCATCTAGTATTGCTTCTGCCGACTCAGCTAAAGAAGTTGTATCTCCAGTTAAGAAGCAAATCTTCTCTGCGCTTACGACTCCAACAATTAACTTTCAAACTCAAGCTCTATCTAACGCCGCTGATTTCGACATTGTTTTTCCTGCTAGTACAGTAGGTCGTTTCAGACACGTAGGTTTCACGCTTATTGGATCTGGTAAGATTAAAGCAATTTTCTCTCCAGAAGCAGTTACAGAAGGCGCACTGGCTAATCCGGGTGGATATTTCGTCAACGGCGGTCTTCCTATCGGCTACGTTACTTTAGAGTGTACTAACGTTGCTGGTTATTTTAAAACTGCTGGTTCTGCTACAAGTATTATTGAAAACGCTAAAATCTTTAGATTTGGTTCAGGTGCTGGCGGAGGATCTTCAACTGGAGACGCTAACAGTTTCACTGAAAATTTAAAACATAGACTAGTTTCATCTTTCTATGAATATGTAACTCCTGTTGTTTTTGAAATCGATGAAGAAACTTTAACAGATACAGCCACAGCTACATATGACCTTGTAGACGGCGTTTATAGCTTTACTGCAGGTGGTCAAAACTTCGTATCTAAACAAATGTTTGACGCTGAATTTTTAGCTAACGACGAAGATAGTCTTCAAGTGGAACTTCACGCAGAATGGCTTGATAGCGCGTCTAGAGACGACGCTGCAATCTACGAAGCATCGATTGATGGTTCTGCATATGAAACAATCACTATGGCTCGTCAGGGTCTTTCTCAGAAATTTACAGGTAATAAACTTCTTTCAGTTCCAGCTAATGTGACGTTATCAACTCAAGCTTCTACAGATGGAACTACAGAGCTTAACGCTACAACAGTTCAGTCGTTTTCAGCTCCAATCGTTTTAGCTACTAAAAC